TGATCTTACTTCCGCGTCTTTCTGCTGGAACTTTAGGCCAAGATACTTTCCGTCAGAACCCTCGTTAACCCATCCTGAGATCCAGTATTCGACCCCGTTAATCATTGCTGAACCTCGGTAATCTGGATGCACATCCTTCTCCTTCCTTTTGTTCTTGCTGATACTTCCTGTTAGTTCTTTTGGCATAATTTTGCTTCCATTTGAGTAACTTCGTTGAGAAAGGAAACCAGATCAGCCTCGATCTTGGTTAGCTCTTCCGGCTTTGGCTCGTAACGAACGATGAATAACTGTAGATGTTCAGGAAGCCTTGGGTCGAATGAAACAAAGTCGCACCAAGTCCTACCTGTCACGAGCATTTGAGTGAGCATTTGCGGTTTGTATTTAGCGGGAACCTCCTTAGATAAAAGATAGTCAACATGGGTGTTTGAGTTGGGGCACTTGATTTCAATCAATCCCGACCCTGCAAAGCCATCAGGAGACGCTCCAAGCCACTTAATCGACTTGTGGATATGAAACCCTGTCTGCTCGACGAAATGCCCTGTATGGACTTCGTAGGCTGCTCTGGCAACTGGTTCTTGCTCTGTACCCCATTGCATAGCTGCGTTCGTGAATGAATCGCTTTGCAGGCCCGTCAGACGCTCTGTGACGAGTTGAATCTGATAGTTCCTACGCGTAGCCGTTCCTGCCTTTGCAAGCGCGTCTGAGGCTCTGCTAGCGGTTAGATGACCTAACCTTGCTTTGTACCAATCGTCAGATCTTTGTTCCATGTTGCACCTTTAGTATCCCTCGTTCGATCATTGCTTGCATTGTGTTGATATACGCTTGGTTCCAGAAATCTCGACGTTCCTCACGAGACATATCTTTCCCTTGGTCTAAGTATGAGTGACACTTGAAACACAAAGATGCGACTAAAGCATCAGAGACCTTAATGCCCATGCCTTTGCCTTGATTTCTATGAGCAGCGACTACAGTCCCATCCTCTGCAAAGCATGACCCGCAAGGGATATGCCTACAGGCTTCAAGCAATTTTTTGTTGACGTACATTTAATTTCCTTAAGTCGAGTTCAGCGTCTTTCATTTCATCCGTCCAGATCAAGCCCTTTTCTAGCGCGTACTGTAGTAACTGCTCTACCATGTCTGAAAACTCAGAGACGGTAAGCGAAGCAGTGGAAGGCTCGATCTCTTTTACCTGACCACCAGGGAGTTCGACGACACGAGAAGGCAAAAACCTCGTCTTAGCCCACTCGTGCCAGATGTCCTGGGTGTATTGCTGGCCCATAAGTTGTTCCGCGCAAGCTGTCAGGATCGACCAATAGAATCGATTCTGAGCCGCTGTGCGAGGAGGTTTGGTAATAGTTACCATGTATCCTAGTTCCGTGGCTTCTATGGCCTCTATGACCCTCCTGCGGTCATTCTCAGTGGTTAGTATTGATCTCATTTCTCAGATACCAGTTGTAGTTAGCTCGAAAGGCACGTCTTTCAAAGTCGGTGAACTTGTCGTGACGATCAGAGAACATAGCTTCGACCATGCGTCTCTTGAATTGTTTGCCGTCAACGTCAAGCCACATCAGATAGTTGTCGAGCCCAGACTCGTAAAGGTCTCCGAATAGAAACCTCATGGCCGTGATCGTGTCATCTTGTGGACGGGTTTTATAGGGTGCTTTGCAAGCATCATCGACTGCCAACTGAATGACAGACCAGAGCAGTTTCTTGCAACGCTCTGTCTGGATCGAGTCCAGCAGTCCTTCTTCAAATGTGTTCAGGTTCATTTTCGTTTGTAGTAGTAAGCCCAGGATTTCCTGTAGAGTTTTTCTTTCGTTACCAATTTGCGAGCCTCAAGAGCGCGAATCATCTTCAGGGCATTTTGTGGTGTGCAACCGAATTTGTCTGCCAGATCGTTAAGCGACATCCAATCATCGAGTGCTGCCAAGTAAGTCTTTTGTGTCGGTGTAAGCGGTTTGGACTTGTTAAGCATCAACCGGCCAAACTTTTCTACCGACTTCAGGAACTCACCTCGGTGAGAGATGAGCACCCCTGATTGCTTAGCGGCATCAAGAATCTGACTCATTTGATCTCCGTGAGTTCTTTCTTGCGCTGCTCCTTGGCTGCGTCTAACTGATTGATAGCTTGCGGATCATTCTTGAATTCTTTGTAGCTTGTAGTCCATGCCGCTTTTAACTCGTCAACTGTTTTGGCCTCTGAAAGCGTCTTTATGTGGTCGTCTACGGAAGGCTTATCTTCTTCTGGCAGATCTTCTCCTGCGTAAATGTAGAGCCCGATACCGTGCAGGCTGATAGCTTTAGCTAGACACCTTTGCATGGCTGTATTGACTGCAAACGCATCTGGGTTAGGGATTGCTTTGTTCTTGTAGTCCATGACGGGAAGTTGTGCAGTGCGAGATACGCCAAATGCTTTGACGTCGCAGAACACCATGACCGTGTCATTCCACACTTGGTGAGGTTTGTACTCCCAGGTTGCAGAAGGATCGTGTTGCAACAATGTATCTACAGCCCATGCCCAAGAGAGGTAAGAAAGGCCGTTCTTCTTCTCAACCTTCTCGGTTACGTTGATCTTTCTTAGTTCGTTGAATTTCATGTTTGGCTCCGTTACTTTATGAACAGGAAGAGCAGTGTTCCGTAGCAAATCCCCAATAGCGCGCATAGTGCCCAATCACTCCTCGTTATCTTGTACTTGGTCAAGTTCGTACTCCTGTTGTTCCAACTGTTGTTGGTAGTCATCTTGTTCTCTCTCTTTGTCGTATCTGTAAAGTTCTCTGTCCAACCACCAATCGTAATCAACGCTCATTGGAGTTCCCTTGTGTAGATGGTGCAGAACTGTTCTACGTTGGCTGAAAATACAACCTCGTTGATTTTGATGTTGTAGTCGTTGTCGAAGTATTCCTTTAAGATTTTTTCTAGCTGCTCTTGTGTAAGTACGATCTTCATGTTGGCTCCTTGTTGTGATGGAGTAATCTTAGGCTTATCAACTTCTAAAGACTGTCATTGTGACGACAATCTCTGCCGCTGATACCAAAAAGAAACGCCGTTCGTCGGTAAGTCCTACTCAGCGATCCTTAGCTGCGCTGAGGGAGCGCGGGTATCTCTGCCAGATTGTCGAACACTGGAACCCTTGGGCTCGTATACGTCAGGACTTGTTTGGGATAGGCGACATCCTTTGTCTCAAGGATGAAGAGACTCTTCTGGTACAGACAACGAGCAGAGGTAACGTGGCGGCCAGGGTAAAGAAGATTGCAGAGTGTGAGCATCTTCCAGCTATCTTGCGAGCAGGCTGGAAGATAGAGGTTCACGGGTGGGGTAAGTTGAAAGAAGGGTGGACTTGCAAGGTTGTGGAGATGTGATACGATTAGTTTGTTGTCGTTGCTGTCAACAATAGTTAAGGCCACTTACTCATGCGTCTGCCTCTGGAAGTATTAGAGGACAGCAACCAGGCGCAGCAGTAAGTGGCTTTTTTATTGCCTCTCGACAACCGTACTCCGAGCGTTATTAAGAACCTGCATGGGTTGCGCGGAAGTAAACACCGGCTGGCGATACACCCCGTTCATGCCGATCCAGACTGTCAGTGAGGTACTGGACTAAGCCTCTTGTACATGGGTGGGACAAGCAAGAGGTGGAGAGAATCACTGGCTTAGGCTGTACTAGGTGGGGAACATCCAGAAGAGACCCCTGCTGGGTAAGGTGAGTGCTACCACCCTTGGGGAAGTTATGTCTAAAGAGAAAAGAAGTAGAAGATTGTCAACAGAACGACAGTCAACAACAAAAATAAGGTTTACATTGAGATTTCCTAACAACAGGAGAAAACAATGTTCGAGGAGTTTTGGAGCAAATACCCAAGAAAGGTCGCTAAACGTGCTGCACAGAAAGCATGGGCCAAACTATCACCACAAGAGCAAAAGTCTGCTGTAGAGGCTCTGGTGACGCACAACAGGTATTACCAAGTGAAGGGTACGGGACATGAGTTCATCCCGCATCCTGCTACATGGTTAAACCAGGGAAGATGGGAGGACGAACTAGAAATCGCTCCTCCACAAGAGAAGGTTGCTGTGTGGTGGGCTACAGAAAAAGGCACTGCTGAGATGGCAGAGAAGGTAGGTTGTCCTGCAAGACCAGGAGAGGATTGGAACTCTTGGAAGGCAAGGATCTCAGAGAAAGCGAGGGCAGCGTGAACCAAGAAGACATTATTTGCATGGCGCGGGAGGCTGGATTGGCTTACGGGTCTGACGAAAAGCCATTAGGGTCTGTAACACGCTTCGCCGCCCTTGTTGCCGCGCATGAACGCGAGGCGTGTGCGAAGGTGTGTGAAGAAGTTGAATCACGAGCCGAAGAACTTTGGGACAAGTTTGCATATCCAGAAGATCAAGGAATGGCAAGCGGTGCAAGACAGTGCACCACCGCCATACGAGCAAGGAGTAAGCAATGACCGACAAAGAAAAAGCATATGCTCTGCTAAGAAAGCTGGCAGACGAAACAACGTATGTGATGGTTCATCCTAACGAGCTAAGAATCTTGCTGCACGACTTAGACCAGCTAAGACTAAAGGTTGATATAGCTAGAGAAAATTTGATGGATGCTTGGAATCTTCACAAAGGGGATATGGCATGAACAAAGAAATTGAGTTCGCCGTTTTTATGACGTTAAAACAGGCAAGACAACCCGCCATGACGGCCGATTTGATGCGGTCAGAGAGCTGGTTAAAGACCATTCTCTAAGGGTCACAGACATTGCAATAAAGACTGGCTACAACAAGGGTCACGTTAGCCGATTACGCAAGGAAGCCAAAGGAAAAAATATGATCGAAAACAAATCAGCAAAGACACCGGCAGATGGGCCTGTGGCATGGGGTTGTCAGTGCGGTAGAGCCTATACGGTTACTTGTATTTCAAGCAAACCAGCCAAGCGTGAATGGGTCGGGCTGACTGATGAGGAGATTTTCTCAATACTTGAAAATTTGCAAACAATATATAACCGCCCACCGACAGAAGACAGCAGAATAATTTTTGCCAAAACTGTAGACCAAGCCTTGAAAGAGAAGAATCATGGATAGAGAAGCTATTGAAGAAGCGATAGAAGTTCTAGAGGATGCAAACGCAGACATGCTGATGGAAACAGGCGATAAAAATTACTATGTTGAAGCCATCACCGCCCTGCGCCAAGCACTTGTCGATGCCGACGACACATCACAAGAACGTGTTGATGAAATCGTAAAAGATGAACATGAGCCGGTGG